GCAACCGCAGCAACCGCAGCGGGCTCAGCCGGTCAGGCAGCAATCACCGCCAGACCAAAGAGCTGCTGGGTGGGCAAAGGAAAATCCTTGGTTTAGAACTGATAAAGAAATGACGGCTGTCGCCTTAGCTGTTCATGAAGATCTAGTATCCAAGGGTGTCGATCCGAAGTCAGATAGTTATTACGACTCAATCGACACGAGAGTACGGGAAAGATTCCCAGAAAAGTTCGGCAGTGATGGTCAGGAGATTGATGTCTCCAGTGATGATTCGGATCTTCGTTCCGATGGAAACCGCCGAACACCCTCGACGATAGTGGCACCTGCAAGGCGAACGACTGGTGCTAATTCGCGCAAAGTCCAACTCACGAAGACTCAGGTGTCTCTCGCAAAGCGCCTGGGTATATCTCCTGAAGGTTATGCCAGACAACTCTTGAAATTGGAGAACGACAATGGCTAGAGGCGACGACGCCAATGGGGAGCAGGATCCCCGCGCCCAAAGAGAGCATGAAACCCGCGAGGTTTCTACTCGACCGGCTTTTTGGACACCACCCACAGTCCTCCCAGTACCCGATCCGCAAGACGGGTACGAGTTTCGTTGGATTCGAGTTGCCATGCGTGGCGAAGCGGATAACACGAATGTCTCCCGAAAATATCGGGAAGGCTGGGAGCCTGTTAAGCTTGAGGATCATCCTGAGCTTAAACTCATTCCTGATATCGATAGTCGATTTGATGGGGGAGCGGTGATTGGTGGATTGATGTTGTGTAAGAACACTACTGAGCTTATGGCTCAGAAGAGAGATTACATCAATAAACAATCCAACCTCCAGATGGAAGCCGTAGACAATAATTTCTTGCGAGAGAACGATGCGAGAATGCCTCTGCTCCCTCCGGACAGAAAAACTCGTGTCTCTTTTGGCGACGGCTCTTAGGAGATGGTCTCCTACAAGTCGCCGCTTGATTTTTAGGAGAAACTAAAATGGCAGGTGGAACTGGGTTCAGACCCGTCAATGATGCTACCCAGCCCTACACGGGCGGCACTGTTCCGTTCAGAATTGCTAAGAATTATGGTTCAAACATTTTCTACGGTGATTTTGTTAGAAGAGTTAACGGTGGTTATATCGAAGTGAATGACAGCGTTGCTGACCATAACCTTGATGATACTCTTGGTGTCTTTATGGGTTGCAATTACAACGATGCGAATGGAACTCCTACTTGGAGTCAGCATTATCCGGCAAGTCAAGATGTGGATGGTATTGTTGCATTCGTGGCTGGTACAGATCCGCAGACTCGTTATAAAGTCAAGTGGACTAATGCTGCTGGAACCGCAGACTCAACTGGTACTATTGCGAAAGTCGGATTGAATATCGACATTGCTTACCGGGCTGGCTCTACGCTTACTGGAAACAGTGGTTCTGGTGCTGATGCGGCTACTGCGGCAGCAGTCGGAACTGCAAACTTTCGAGTTGTTGATGTTGTCAATGATCCCGCAGTGGCGAATGAATATCAAACTTCTTCGACTACTTACACCCATGCGATTGTTATCGTTCAGCCCGGTCTGCACGCTAACAGTAATGCTAATGGCATCTAGGAAAGGAGTAACTAATCATGGCTATTTCACGCGCACAAATGATGAAGGAACTCCTTCCTGGGCTGAACGAACTGTTCGGGTTGGAGTATGGCTCGTATGAAAACGAGCATGAGGATATTTATGAAATGGAATCTTCGGACAGAGCGTTCGAAGAGGAAGTTCAGCTTTCCGGGTTTGGTTCTGCTCCGGTGAAGGCCGAAGGTTCCGCTATCGCTTACGATACGGCGCAAGAAGTCTTCACTGCTCGCTACAACCATGAGACGGTTGCTCTTGGTTTCTCTATCACGGAGGAGGCGATCGAGGATAATCTTTATGATTCTCTCTCGGCTCGTTACACCAAGGCACTTGCTCGCGGTGCAGCGAACACGAAGCAGGTCAAGGCAGCGTATCCGTTGAATAACGGATTCGGTACCTTTCAGTCGGGTGATGGTGTGTCACTTTTCAATGCTAGCCATCCTTTGGTTAGTGGTGGAGTGAATCGGAACCAGCCCTCGACTGCATCGGATCTCAATGAGACTTCGCTTGAACAGGCTGTGATTGATATCGCAGCGTTTACTGATCAGCGTGGACTCAAGATCGCAGCTCGGCCTCGACGCCTCATTGTACCTCCGGATCTCATGTTCGTTGCAACTCGTATCCTTGATACGGAGCTTCGACCGGGAACGGCTGACAATGACATCAATGCGCTCCGGACCAACGGGGTTATTCCTGAAGGTTATCGGGTCAATCATTACCTGACGGATTCTGAGGGTGATGCGTGGTTTGTGATTACTGACGTGCCGAATGGCATGAAGGGCTTCACGAGAACCCCGATGTCTACGTCCATGGACGGTGATTTCGATACGGGTAATGTTCGATACAAGTGCCGAGAGCGATATAGCTTCGGTGTTTCGGATCCGCTCGGAATCTACGGTTCGACGGGTGCATAAGTAAAGGTTCAAGGGAGGATAGGGAGAAGCATCTCTATCCTCCCTGCCTTTGTCCGATGACACCTATTACCGATAGAGAAATAGGTTCGATCGAACAGAAGATTTCCAATCTTGAGCATCGCCTTAGGAATGATAAGACGATTATCAATGGTCTCGTAGATGATATTGACGAAGTTCGGTTGGAATTAACTCAATTCAAGTACAAGGTTTATGGAATTTCATCGACTGTACTTGTGGTGATAGGGCTCTTGTCCATGATCATTGATTTCTTGAAGAAGGCATAAGGCATGGCTGCTAAGAAGAAGCGAGCAAAGAAGCCAACTGTTTCGAGTAAGATCAAGAATTATTCTGCCAAGGTTAAGAAGGCTGCTGCTGCGAAGCCCGGGGCCTACCAGACACACAAAGGTGGTGTGGTTCTGAACTCTAAGGCTCCAGAAATTGTGCGTATGGCCGGAAAGACTTTTAACGCAGCTCAGAGGGCGTTGAGTTCCAAGAAGGCTCCGCAGAAGGGCAAGCAAACACGCGGCAATCGGAGGAAGAAGTAATGCCTGCTGGGAAGAAGTCGAGTAGCAAAGATGGGTTAGTCGGAAAGACAGCGGCTCAGAGGAGGGTATTGGCTAAGTACAGGACGGGTAAATCTCTTTCAGTGTCTGAGAGGGAGTCTGTTTCTGAAATGACAGCAGCTCATAGAAGAAATATAAAGAGAGCAGAAGCCAGAGCCCTGAGGGGTAAGGGTTGACGGCAGTAGTAAGAATAAGAATTTACAGAATCGTAAGTAGCGTTTCTGAAACCAAAGCCTGACAGACTTAAACGACAGCACGCGGACTGTCAGGCTAATTGCGTGCAATGAGGTGATTCAAAATGGGTCAAACAACTTTTAGTGGACCGATCAAAGCAGGAACGATTTCAAACACGACTGGAACGACTCTCGGCACGAATGTTGCCAATGTCGGGTCTGTTGTCATGTCGCAGGCCGTTGCTTGGCAGCAGACAACTACTGTTGACACTGGCATAACTATTCCTGCGAACAGCCGAATCCTTTCGATCGAATTGCTTGTCACGACGGCGACGACGGCGGCAAACCTTACTGTAGGAACTTCGACTGGTGGAACTCAGCTTGGCAGTACACTGGCTCTTGGCACTGGGGTTAACAAGGTTTGGCAGATCGGTGCAGACGACGCTACTGCCATATGGGCCGATGTAGGCGATACCGATGTTTCGGTGTGGGTAACGAGCAGCACCGGAACTGCTGGGCGTGGTGTGTTTTATGTGACTTACGTCCAGAACGATCCGATTACTCTAATTGCGTAATCCTTGAACGATCCCCGATGGTACAGGAATTTCACTCCTCAAGGACGAGAGGTCGTGGATCAGACAGCACATCTGATCTGCGGCCTAGTCTTATCTGCTATCGGAGGAGCCTACTTATCGATGGTGGTTCTCTATGTCAGAGAGTTCTGGCTGCAATGGCCCGTTAAGCGAGTGGCTGATACGAGGAAAGACATGGCGTTCTGGATTGGTGGCACAGGGATCTGTGAGATTGGCAGGTTGCTGAATTGATTTATCCAACAGGCTTAACCAACTACTTTCGTACAACGGATATAGAGATTGACTCTGGTCGTGTTTTAATACTTTCTGGTCCGATAGTTGTTAAGTCATTTGCTTGTAACCAAATCAAAGGAGATAATACGGATACTGGTAGTTTCAAATTGAAATTATTTGATGGAAGTGTGGGCGATGAGATATTCCGGGTTTACACAGGGATTGAATGGGGTGGAACCGCTCCTAGGATGAGTTTCCTTCTTCCGCTGAATGGTATCAGGGTGCTTGATTCCCTAATGCTTGAGTTTGTTGCTGTTGGCAATTATAGCGGTGCGACAGTAGGTATATCGGTTTTGTATCAGAGGTGATTGATGTTATCTGGTTATGTTAAAAGCGCATTTTTGAATATCTCTGCTGCGAATAAGGTTGCTGAGCTAAGTCTTGTTGCCCTGAATTCAGGGACTAATTTTAGACTTTTAGGGATACAATTCATTCCTAGCGTTTGGGGTCCGCATATCTCAAGCGGCGTGAAGCTTCGGTCATCAACGGCGGGCGATGTTTTCTTTGAGGATGAGATATGCAGTGGGGACGTTAGCAGTAACGCTGCGGCGGAATCGTTTCATAGCTTAGCCCCGCTCGGCATCCCCTCTCATGGGGTTTTTGTAAGTAGCACCAGCGGTGTAACTGCCCAAGGGACAGGTGAAGGCATTAACTTTATTTCCGTCACATATCAGATAGGTTAAGCATTGGGACAATCTCCTTCTTATATAAGAACTAAAGTGATAGAGGAATCGGGAACGATTACTAGCGGTGTTGGGATTGATCTATCTGATGATTATGGCCTTAGTAGGTCAATGCACCTTTTCGGTATTGTCGGTAATGTGCGTGGTCCAAATGTTGCTAATTTGATATGCAATTTGTCTTTCCGTGATGGATCTTCTGGTACTGATTTTTTTAAGTTTGACGTTACGACCGGGCACGCATCGAACGAGTTAAGTTCATTCGTGTTCATGATGGAAGAAGATTCTTACATAAGGATAAGTGAAGGACTTTTCGTGACTCCTACGTCTGCAAGTGCCGCCGCCTTTTCTCTTTTAACATTTACGGTTTTATACCAATGATTAAGAATTGCTCTTCCGCAGGATTTTTATACAATGTGCTTGCGTCTGCGGCACTTGATGAGAATGAGCTTATTGTTAATTCTGGGACGAGAGTCCTTTTGTCATCTTTTTCCTTTACTGCGAAATTAGGTGGAAATGGTAATTACTACGATATTGACGATACAGATGCGCCCTACTACAGCAAACTACCTCATGTTAAGTTTTGCAATGGGGACGACTCCTTAGTTTTCGGTTCCGTAGCGTCGATCACTCCAGCTTTGTACAACTTCGGCAATCCTGATAGTGAAGTTGGTGGTTCGACTAATATCGTTGGTCGTGGAATTCTGTTTGATGGATTAAAGGTTTTTGTAAAAGACGATGCAAATGTGGACGCATCCACGGCAATATCCTATGGCCTTAACTTTATTTACCAGGTTTAACTTTGGACATTAAAGATTTTTGCAAGGTCTATTTTACTGGTACTCCTATTGCTACTGCTCCAACATATGGACTTGGAACGGATCCGGTTGAGATAGTATCAGGTCGAGTTGCTGTTCATGGGTTGTTTGCTTCCTCGTGGTCAAGAGGAGCAACCCAGTTTACAGTGCAAGACAGCAGGCCATACTATCTTTGCGGTAGTGCTGACGAGGACGACAAGTATTTGGAGTTTATTCCCTTGGCTAATATAACAGTAGATACTTCAGATGTGTTTAGTTACAACATGGGTGGTAATGGTTTGCTCTTTCCCGACGGTGTTTTCCTTGGGAAGAGTGCGACGGCTAGTGATGGCTCGGCGGCCAGAGATACTCTTGCAACCTTAACAATTCTCTACACAGGAGGAGCTAACACGTAATGCCTCCTGTGAGTTCGACTACATTTTGGGCCTCTCTTGGTTTTGCTGCGACTGCCATAGGAGGTCTTTTTACTATGCAACTTTCCCATGCTGGAGAAAACGGACATAGCTCTATGGTGGGTCAGGCCGAGGTCTCTGCGGTTAAAATCAATATTGAGCGAATTTCAACGGAAGTGAACCACAATCGAGAATTGCTTAGTGAACTCAAGGTAGAGATAAGAGATATGAGAGACAAGCAAGAAGAGGTGAGTACAGAGATTCTGGAGGCCATCCGTGGCAACTAGCGGTGCAGTTACATTCTTGCCGGATGTTGGAGAACTCGTTGAAGAAGCTTACGAGAGAGCCGGACTCCAGATGGTCTCTGGTTACGACCTCCGGACGGCTAGGAGAAGCCTTGACTTCCTGTTGATGGAATGGGCGAACAGAGGGATAAACCTCTGGTGTGTCGAAGAGGATTCGTTGGCTTTAGAGGTTGGGGAAGGCCAATACGATGCAGCGAACACCACTCCGAATATTGCGGTGTCGATCCTTGAGGCGGTCCTCCGTTCTGATGAGGGCGATACAGCGAAGCAAGTAGATTACGATCTAGGCAGAATATCCAGGGATACATATCTAAGTATTCCTACGAAGCTCACAACGGGTAGACCCACTCAGTTTTATGTGGATAGGCAGCAAGGGGTGATCAAGATCAACCTTTGGCCTATCCCGAATGATGCAACTCAGAAGCTTGTCTACACCTACATAAGAAGAATGCAGGACAGTGGTCCCGGCGGAACATATGATGCTGATGTGCCTGCGAGATTCTGGCCTGCGCTAGTGGCGGGTCTTGCCTATAGCATTGCGATGAAGAAGCCA